CCTGGAGGCTGCGGTTCGGGCCTTTCCAGCTTCGCCGCCAGCGCATCCGCCTCCGCCCGAGGTCTCACCCGCGCCGTCGGCAGCAGCGCACTGTGTCGCGGCATCGCCGTCATATCCTGCTTCGCCAGCCCTGGAGGCTGCGGTTCGGGCCTTTCCAGCTTCGCCGCCAGCGCATCCGCCTCCGCCCGAGGTCTCACCCGCGCCGTCGGCAGCAGCGCACTGTGTCGCGGCATCGCCGTCATATCCTGCTTCGCCAACCCTGGAGGCTGCGGAAACCGCAGACTCCCCGTGCCATACACGCTCGAAAGATCGCGCCCTCCCCCCGGTGCCGCCGTGATCAGCCCCCCCGGACTCCCGTCCGGCTGGCGCATGATGTTCGCCCCCGTTCCCGGTCGGGGAAATGCCGTCCGCGATGCCGCCGGAGCCATCTGCGCCCCGCGCTCCTCCGCCCCGCGCATCTCCACCCCGGCGTTGCCCGTCGTCATCCGGCTGCGCGGAAACCCCGAAGGCGTCGTGGTCGTGTCCATCGTTCCGCCGTCCGGCAGCGGTCCCTGCCGCTGAGCCGGCGCATCCGCCAGCGGTCGCAGTCCGTCGAGGCCCGATTTCCGCGCGGGGAACTGCATCGTCGTTCCGCGCCCGATGCTCTCGCCGCTGTCCGGCTTCCCATCCATGCCGCGGTGCATTTTCGTGAACGCCATCTCCCCCGGTTCCGAGATGACATTCCCGTTCAGGTCGCGCCGCGCCGCTCGCGCATCGATGCGCGGGCGTTGCGGCATTTCTTCACGGCGGCGGGCGGAGCGTGGATAAGCCATGCCCTTGTCCCGCTACGGTCACGCCTCAGTTCGGCAAGAATCTTTTGGCCCGGCCCTTCCGCTTCTTCGCCGCCGCCTCAACACTCAACCCTCAACTTGCAACATCCACTTCCGGCCAGTCCGCCTCGATCCTCACATCCCCCAGCCCCTCGTGATACCTCACCTTGAACCACCCCAGCACCCGCTCCCCGCTTTGCAGCCAGCCGCTTCCCGGCGCCACAAACCGCGAATTCACCTCCGCGTCATGCCACCGCAGCAGATCCGGTTGCATCACCGTTTCGTGCCACGCCCGCAGCCACCGCTCCCGTTCCGCCACCACCTTCGCCACCAGCCCCGCCGCCGTCGTCATCTCCTCCGGCGCGATGCTCTCCACCTCACTCTCATCGGTCGGGTTATTCATCGCCGCGGATTCTTTACTCTCACCCCTCAACTCTCAACTCTTTTACAGCCCGTGCTCATGCGTCATTCCCAGCGCTTTGCACGCGGCGTAAGCCGCCTGCGTTTGCGCTTCCTTTTCGCGCTGCCCGGCGGGAGTGACAAACACGCTCCCGAGGTAGCGGTCTTCTTGGGCAAGCGCGAAGTTGTAGGCTTTGAGCGCCCCTTTCTGTGCGGCCGTCAGAGCGCGGGAGTTTCTCGATGTTGCTTTCACGCGGCCTCCTTTGCTTCCGCCAGGTTCGCCACATGCACCGTGAAAGGCCACCCGTGGCGCTCGGCAAAGGCTTCGCGCGCCCGCGTGGTCTTGATTTCATCCCACCGCGCTGACAACCGCCTCCCACCCTTGTCGCGCCGCGGCACTTGGGTTTTCCCGCGAGCCAGCACGCTGGCCAGATCAGCGGCGGACACGTAGAGCACGCGCCCGCCGGGGCGATGGGCTTCCACATCAGCGGCAAACTCCGCAAAGCGCGAGGGACCAAGCATCGGGAAGTTTTCAATCGCACTCATGCCGCCTCCTTCATTTCCCGCTCAGCACGTTCAGCCTTCGTTCGGATGATCCATTTTTCAGTGCGTTTCATTCCCGCCGTAGTGAGCTTGTCGAAAAAGGTCAGCCCCGACCCGTCTTCCCTCACATGAATCCCGACTTCGTTGTTTTGGTCGTATCGGCAGATCCTAAAGGCTCCGAGCTTTACCACCTCGTGCGCCTTCAAGCAGTTCAGGATTAGTCCGCTCATTCCGCCCTCCCTTCCGCTTTCCGCCGCGGCAAGCGTGCCGCCCATTCCGCCATCGGGCGAGGGCGCGCCCAGGCCGGCAGCATCACCTCGTAGTATTCCGCCCGCGCCCGCGGAGAGAGAATTCGCGCCGGACTTATGACCGCCGGCGCTTCGGTTTTTGTTGGTTCTTTTTTCATGCACTAAGACCACACAAACGCCGCGCAAAAGCGTCAACCGCCCCACCCGCTTTTTCACTCAACACTCAACTCCGCAGCACTCCCGCCTTCCACCCATCCCGCGGCCCCACCTTGCGCCTCGCCTCCGCGTTCAGCCGCGTCGCCGCGTCGATGTTGTAAAGCCCCGTCGCCAGCGCCCGCACATCGTCGTCATGGCTCACCGCCGGCGCTTCGCTGTCCCCGGCAAACGTCTCGATCTCCGCCAGCGCGTGCGGGCATTCCAAAACGAGCGCCATCTTCGCGTGCTCGTTGACCTCATCCTTCATCCTTCCGCCTTCATCCTTGCCCTTCGCCGTCCACTGGCCCGTCGCCCGGATGGCATTAACCAGCGCATTCAGCGCCGCCGGTCCCGTCTCCCCGTCCGTCAGCCACCCGAGGTCCGGCGTAAAGCGGCTCGTCGCCAAATCCAGCCGCTCCTGCACCTGCACCGCCACGCCCACCCGCTGGCATTCCTTCGCCAGCAGCGCCCCGTCCTTCACCTCCACGAAAGTCAGCGCCCCGCCGTACCAGTCCGCCACCAGTGCCACCAACTCCGCCAGCGGCGTGAGATCCAGCACCGTCGGCGGCGTCAGCCGGCAGACCAGCCGCGTCGGCGTGACCTCCTCCGTCCCCTCCGTCGCGAACCATTTCCGCAACACCAGCACCACACTCCGCTCCCGTTCCTTCCGCCCCCCGATCAGCTTCGGCTTTCCCCCGCCCCGCACGCTCAGCACATACCGGCAATGCACCCGTGGCCGCTCCCACACCTGCCACACCCCCCCCGCCGCCGGCAGCACCGTCAGCTCCCCCGTGGTCTGTCGTGAAAGGTGGATGCGGTCCATCACGGAATGCCGACCAGCCCGACGCCAAAATGCGTCTTTGCCTCCACCCTGAAAACACGAAAGCCGCTCCACTCAATATAATCCTTCAGCTCATACAACGCTGTCTCCCGCCTTATCATTTCCGCCCCCCTCATCTCCTGTTCCCGAAACTCCCCATGCTCCAGGCGTCCCAAATAAACGTCGATCGTGTGTTGTTTCTCAATGACACCCGCCACCCGCGCCCGTATCGCCGCCTCGATGATTCTTTGGCCGATCTTCGTTCTCATGTCGGCAGATTCTGTCACTCAACTCTCAACTCTCAACTCTCAACTTTCCCCGCCCCCATCCGCAGCGCCTTCAACCCCTCCCCGTCAAACGCGCTCCTCACCCACCCCGCCTCCAGCATCCCCGCCAGGTCCGCCTCGCCCGCCGTCCGCAGCGCCGCCGCCGCGTGGCTGTTGATGTCATGCACCGGCGCATCCTTCGCCAGCCCGCCGCTCGTCTCCCGCGCTGTGCGAAACGCCTCCAGCCGCCCCACCGCCACCTCGCACTGCGGCAGCCGGAACGCCGCCCGCGGCAGCACGTTCTGCCGCACATGATTGATCCCCACCCACTCATCCGCCGTCCGCGGCACGATCCGCAGATTCTTCAGCCCCGCATCCTCCAGGTCCGCCGCAAACGTCCGCCCGTTGTATTGCTTCGCCGCCGCGTCATGCGGCACGTAGTGCCAGCCAAAGCGGTAGCCTTTGCGCAGCATTCCCGCCACCCGTTCCGCCGCCGTCAGGTCCACGTCCAGGTCCACGTCGATGAACCGCAGCTCCCGCCCGATCATCTGGAAATACCAGCACACCGTATTGATCGGACTCCCCAGGTCCCAGCTCGTGTTCACCAGCGCCTCCGCGTCCGGCTCCACCGGCCCGATCGCCCCCGCCGCCCGCCGCCGCGCCAGCGCCTCCCCGTAGATCGAGCCCTCCACCGGAGCCGTCATCGCCTCCTCCATCGTCGTCGGGTATTCCCGTTTCACAAACATCCCCTGCTCCAGTTGCTTCGCCCCATACCACAGCTTTTGCTCCCGGCTGAATTTCCGCCCCACCTTCTCCGCCGCCTCCCGGAAATACTCCTCCAGTTCCTTCGTCACCACGCCCGTCGTCCGCACGCACGCCGGATCCCCGTGCCACGGGAAAAAGAGCACCCGCCCCTCCGCGTTCGGATCGCGCTCCAGGATCGGTTTCACCAGCTCCCACAGATCTCCGCTCTTCCCGCCATACCACGTCGTCTCCACCACCCGCCGCCCGCGCCGGGCCGAGGGCAGCGCCCCGGTGCGGATTTCCGTCGAGCGCCGCGGGTCGTTCGCCGCGATCGGCCCCCACTCCGAAATCCACAAAAAATTGTTCGTCCCGCCGCGCGCGTTCTTCCCCGCGAAAATGCGCGAACTCGCCCGCGCATCCTGCCCCCGCACCACGATCTGCAGCTCCCCGTCATTCGCCTTTGGAAACTCCAGCCGCTCCGCCAGCTCCCCGGGCATGCTCTTCACCGCGTAGCGGATGATCTCGCTCATCTTCCGCTCCGCGTCCGCCTGCGTCTGGTCCACCAGCGAGCCCTGAAACCCGCTGCTCCACGCCGCGCAATCCGCCAGCGTGATCCCCAGCGCCGTGCTCATCCCCAGCCGCCGGCTTTTGATGATGTAGAGCGGCTGGTCGGGGTGTTCCGTCAGCGCGCGAATCACCTCCCACTGCTCCGGCCTTGGAGCGAAGCGCAGCCGCCGGCCCTCGTCCTCGGTCTTGATCCCGTAGAGGTTCCCGATCCTCCACAGCGGGTCACTCAGCAGTTGGGCGCAGTCCATCGCGAATCTTCGTCATCAGCGCCGCCAGCCCATCCTGCTCGATCGTGTGCTCCACCTTCTCGCGCAGCCAGCCCTGCAGCTTCGCATTCAGTTCCAGCGCCTTCAGCTTGCACGGCATCTTGAATTTCGTCCCCGTGTCGCTGTGCTCCGCCGACTGGCAGAGCACGCTCCGCTCATCCACCTCCCCGATCGGCGTCAGCACCACCTTGCGAAAATACTCCAGCGTCTCCTGCAGGCTCAGCACCGCCCCTTTCGCCGCCTCCTCCTGCAGCGCCTTCACCCTCGCCGCCACCTTAGCATTACTTAGCAGCCGACTCGCGCTCACCTCCGCACCCTTCACCTTCCCATAAGCCTTTTCATAAGCCTCCGTCGCCGTCCCCCCCTTCACATATTCCTGACAGAAATTTTCCTGCCGAGCGGACAGGGTAGCGCGCTCATCCTGAGCGCTGGCCGGCGCATCCTGCACCGGCGGACTTTTCTTCCCCCGCCCACCTTTGGCCTTCGCCGATGCACGACTTCCCGGCAGTCGTGTCTTTTGGCCCGCGGGCGTTTTCCTCCGCGTCTCTGCGTCTCGGCGTTTTCCGCTTTTCTTCGGAGCGGCTTTCGCCGGCCCCTTTTTCTTCTTCATGCCCCGCGCCCGCTACGCGCACCGCCGCAAAACGCAAGCCCTCTCAGTCCTCGGGACTGCTCACCAGATGCGCGAGGCGCTTGTGGTTCCGCCGAAAGAACCGGCTGTTGAACTGATAGAACCTCACGCGCCGCTCGATCCGGTCGCGCACCTTCCGCGCGTCCCTCATCATTTCCGTGTCCTCGATTGTCGGCGCGTTCAGCGCCGCGTGTCCGCCGCGCGCGTTGACCACCGCGTGGATTCCCAAGCGCGCGTGCCGCGCCGCAGTGCAGCCGAGATAAAGCGCGTTCACTTCGCACCCCCTTCCGCTTTCGCCGGTTCGCCCACGCGCGCCGCGGACACCCACACTTCACCCGCGCCCATGAGAGGCACGATTTTGAAGTCGAGGCGGTTGAACACCATCCGGGCATCCATGATTCGCACCAGCACCCGCACCCCTTCCACATTCCAGACCCCATCCTTCCCCACCCTTCCCATCATCTCCGCCGCGCTCATTCCGCCCTCCCTTCCGCTTTCCGCCGCGCTTTCCGTGCAACCCGCCGAATCCACTCCGGGGATTCAGCCGCGTTGGCGTCGATCTTTTTCAGCGCGGCGAGCAGTTCCGGCGCGGCCGCAATCAGCCGCGCGTTCGCCTCCGTTTCCTCGGCGTTCCGGCCCGTGTCGGTGAGCCAAGCGATTGGTTCGTTCAGGTCGCTGTGCCCCGCCCAATTCCCGTCTTGCACAGCGCGATAGACCGCCGTGGTGCTGCCGCTCATTTTCCACGGCCCCGGAGTGTGCGCCGGACTCGTGACCGCCGGCGCTTCGGTTTTTGTTGGTTCTTTTTTCATGCACTAAGACCACACAAACGAGCCACGCAATCGTCAACACACCCGCGTCACTCAACACTCAACTCTCAACTCTCAACTTTCCCCCGCCCCGCCTTCGCCAGCCGCGCCACCAGCCCCAAGCTCAGCTTCAATTCCTTCGCGACCGCGCGCAGTCCCGGCCTCGGCACTCGCGCCAGACACGCCGCCACCCGCGCCCCGCTGTCCGCATCCGCCCGCGGCCTCCCCAGCTTCGATCCCCGAGCCACCGCCGCCACCAGTCCCGCCTTCGTCCGCTCCCGGATCAGCGACCGCTCGAATTCCGCGACCGCCATCAGCACATGCATCTGCAGCCGCCCCGCCGGATTGCTGTGCGAGGTGTCGATCCCCTGGGTCGTGCAGATCACCGCCACCTCATGCTTGTCAAACTCCGCGATCAGTTGCGCGAGGTGCGAGAGCGAGCGCCCCAGCCGGTCGAGCTTCACACACAGCACCACATCCACCTTCCGCTTCCGCACCGCGCGCATCAGTCCGTCGAGTCCCGCCCGCGTCCACTTCGCCCCGGAGATTTGGTCCGCGTATTCCGTCCACGCCGTCCACTTCCGCCGCCGGCAGAAATCCAGCAGCTCCATGCGCTGCGGCTCGTGATCCTGCTCCGCCGTCGAGACCCGCAGATACAGCGCCACCCTCGGGTTTTCTTCCGGCGTCTGTTCATTCATCCCCCCGGCGCGCTACCCCCATTTGCGCGTTGCGCAAGCCCTCCCCGCGCCCCTCTGTAAGCCCCCGTTTTTCGCCGTTCCGCAACGTGTTCCACGCCAGCCATTTACAAACCGTCGCGGAAGGCGTTCAAGTATCGACCCTCTTGTGAACAGCCCCTTTCCTCCCCAAATCCGGGGGACTTTATGAACACCCGCCAAAAGAGAAAAACCCGCATTTCCGCGCCTCCGGTTTTCCCCCTTCCAAACTCCTGAATCCCAAATCCTAAATTCCTACCCCTCGCTCGCCCGGCCCCACTCCACCCGCTCCTGGCTCTTTACCACCCCGAATTTATCTCGCGCCAGGCACGCCGAAACAAACGCCGGCGCATCCGCACCAAACACCTCCGCCGCCTGCCGCCGCAGCAGTTTTCCCGTGTCGAAAATCGCCGTCAGCGTCTTCTTCTCCGCGTAAAAAGACGCCAGCTTGTCGCCGGCCGCCTTCGCGATCTGCCGATGCACCGAACTCTCCGCCGCAAAAGTTTTCACCACCATGTCCGCCGTGAAGACCACCGGCACCACCAGCTTCGAGCCGCGCGCCAGATACTGCCGGCCCTCCCGCTCCTCGTCTTCCAGCGCGACCTGCTCTCCGGCCAGCCCCGCCTTGACCAGCCGCTCCTCGATCTCCTCCTTCTCCTTTTTCAGCGCCGCCATCTTTTCCGCGATCTCGATTCCCCGGTCCACGTCCGCCCGGATCTCCGCCACCGTCACGAGTTGCGTCCCTCCAGCACCGCGATCCGTTTTTCCAGCGCCGCCACTTCCTTGCCCGTCGCGCTCTCGATCCGCTTTTTCTGGAGTTCACGCGCCGCGATCTCCTTTTGCAAAACCGCCAGCTCCTTCACCTGCCCCGCCGTCCGCTTCTTCACCTGCGCCCGCAGCGCCTTGATCTCCGCCTGGTAAGCCTTGCGCATATCCAGCGCCTGGCACGGCTTTTTCTCCGCGGCCTTCGCCGGTTTGGCCGGATTCTTCGGAGGCTCGGTTTTTGGGAGGTTCGAGGCTTTCGCCTTCGCTCGCTTGGCCGCGACCGCGGCTTTTTTCTTCGGCATGGCCCGCGCAGCTACCCGCGCCCCGCCGTTAGGCAAGCCGATTCTCCGCCAGCGCCGGAGGCACCGGCAGCCGCCCGATCTCCGGCGTGATGTATCCCGCCGTCGTCTGCATCTGCCGGTGTCCCATCGCCACCTGCACATCGCGCACATTCGCCCGCGTCTCCGTCAGCAGATGCGTGGCGTAAGCGTGCCGCAAATGATGCGGCGTCAGATCCTCGCTCGCTCCGCACGCCCGCACCGCCGCCTTGAATGCCCGCTGCACCGCCGATTCGTGGATGCGCCAGCGCACCAGCCCCGGAAAGCCATCAAACCGGATCGGCTCCTTCGCCGGAAACAGCCACGCCCACGCTTTGGCAAACTGCGCCCGAGGATATTTCCGCGCCAGCTTTCCCGGCAGCGGCACCGGGACCGGCACCGCCGCATCCCGGCTCCAGATCATCGCCGCCCACTTCATTTGCTCCAGCAGCCGCGGCAGTAGCGCGCACGGGATCGGCACCACCCGCGAAACCCCGTGCTTTCCATCGCGCACCGTGAACCGGGAATGCGCAGTGTCGATGTCCTTCAGTCGCGCGTTCAGAGGCTCGCTTACCCGCAACCCACTCGCGTAAATCCACTCGATGATCATGTCGCACGGGTAGCCATAGAGCGGTCGCGCCGCCGCGAGGATAGCCCGCGTTTCCTCCACCGAGGGTGCCCGCCGGATGGTCGGCTCCCGGCGCGCCCGCAGCGCCGAAATATCCCCGAGACCGATCCCGAGCCCGTGCTCGTAAAAGCACCGCAGCGCATGAAAGGCGACATTCTGCGTACTGGGCGCGCAGTCCTCGCGCGCCCGCATGGTGAGATAAGCCTCGATCTTGCGCTCGCTGGAAACGGCATGCAGATCGCGCCGCGCCTGGAGCCATGCGGAGTAACGCTCGGCCTGCCGCCGATAGGTCGCCCGCGTCTTCCGGTCGCGATGTTTCAACACCATCCAATCCTCCATCTTTTGCAGTGCCTGATTGAGTTTCGTATTCATGGGGTCTTTTCTCTGTTGGTTATCGAACGATCTGTTGGAGAATCACAGTTCAGTGCCTTTCCCTTCTTCGTCCGTCGCGCTTTCTTACCCACCCCAGCCCCCGCCGCCCGCCCTGCCGGGGATTTCCGCTTCGAGAGCCTGTCAAGAATCACATGCTGAATCCACAGCGGCGGAGACTGTTCGCTAGTCTCCCACGCTTGCAGCGTCCGCACGCTCAGATCCCGGAAGCACGCTGCCGCCTGCGACTGGCTGAGTCCGCAGGCGGCGCGTTGCGCTTTCAGTTCGCGACCAAAGTTCGTCATAGCTTTTGGTATTCGTGCCAGGTTTCGCCGCGCGCTTCGTTTGTGCAAACCCGGATTGCGCTGTGTCGCTTGCTGCCGGGAGTTGCGACCCACTCGCCGCGCACCGTCTGCGACGGCTGCGCGAGCACGAGCAAAGCGGCAAACTTGATCCACGTCCGAGGGTGGCCGGCATCCCACACGATGCGGGCTCGACCGTCTTTGATTTCGATCACCGTGCCCTTGCGGCCTCCGGTGTAGTCGCTGGCGATGCGTTCGATTTTGGTTCCGATTTGGATTTGGTTCGTTGTCATGTCTCTTCTATACGTGACTCCGGTATAGCTGGCAAGCGGAAAGTGAAGAAAGTTTGAAGATTCTTTTTGGAACTCCGCCCACTCCCCGCCGGGTCTTTCGTGCGAGCGGCGCGGGGCTGTAATCCGAACGGCACTGAACCAAGCGCTGGACGCGAATCCGTGGCAGCCCCGACGCGCGGCTCCGTGATCGCAGTTAGCACGCTGCGTGCGGCCCGGCACTCACGACAACAGCAGTAGTATTCGTGCGGCGATGGCATTCTATGCTCCTTCGTTGTTGCGCCGCTTGGCTGCCCCGGATCGGTCAGCTTCATCGTTATCCCTTGGCGGTTCCGAAGCGGCGGTTTCTCTCACCGGCTCCGCACCCCCGCCGCCCGCTCGGAACAGAACGCCCTGGGCAAGCTCCGTGCGGATGCGCTGCACGGCGATTGCAAAGTGGG